TGTAAGCCTGCTTTGATTTCGGTACGAAAAGCACCAGCCCAGTTCTCTTCGTGACGTGTAAGGTGACCGCCCAACCCCAACTTCTTACGGGCACGACGCGCCTTCGCATCCCCTTTAGTCCGATTTCGGCGACCGCGAGCGGCAGGGTCGGAACACCCTCTAACTCTTCGTACGCCACGTCGGTCGGGTCTTCCCAGAGTGCCAAACAGCGGGCAGTTGTCCAAGGAACATTTGTCCTTGTTGCCTTGACATTCCCCTTTGCGTTCATCGGTCATTGCCTTTGTCTTTCTCTGCGAGTGCTGTTTGCAGTCTGGCAATCTCGGCATACAGCAAACCCATTTCGTTGTATGCGTCGTTCAGTAACGTGTTGAGTTCTCCGCGTTCAGTTCGACTGGCGAACAGCCCGAGTCGTGCGCGAACGCCGCCGAGTGTCGGAAGACTTACAAGAAAATCTGCGGTTGTGGTCACTTCATTCCCTCGATAATCAGGATGGCTTTGTTCGCCTCACCCTTGGTCAACTGTTCCAACCTGTTGAGGTGCGGCTTGTTCAACAAGTCCTTCACCTTTTCAATCTTGTCGGTGTACGAGCCGACGCCTTTGGCTGAGAGCATGGCGCGAATCTTTCCGATTTGTGCCTTCGTCGCCTCGGCGTCTGGGTCTTTGATTTGTGGGGTGTCGGCAATCTGTTCCGCGGATGGGAACGCTTCACGGATTTGTTCAATCAACGTCTCGGCGTCGGCGACATCCTTCGCGGTGGGTGCCTGCTTCAGTTGGTTGAACTTGTCACGCAACTTCGGCATGTCCGCATCGCTGAGCGTGGCAAGGTTGACGCCCGCCTCGGTTGCGACCTGCTCGGGGTCGAGCGCGTTCTTCGCGCACGCCTCACGGAACTTCGTCAACATGTCCACAGCGGGCGCAGGCTTCGGTGTGTCCTGTCTTGCGACCTTCTGCATCTCCTCACGTGACGGGCGTGGCGCCGTCTTGGATTGGAACACGTAGTTCGCCAAAGCCCTGCCGATTGCGGAGGTCTCGGCGTTTTCTACGTGGGATGTTTTGTTGACGGGTGACAGGTCGCGTACCTCTTCGGCGTACCCCGTTGCGACGGGGCGCGGGTCGGAGATGTCCTTGTAGATTTCTGCACGGAACACGACTTTGTTGTCGTCGTAGTGGTGGATGGCGGTGAAGACTTGCCCGTTCGGGAACTGTGCCCAGAACTTTGCGAGCCGTGTCTCCACTGTCTCGTAGTTGTCAAGGTTGAATCGCATGGCTTATTTTTCCTTTCCGACCACACGGAACGTGCGGTACGTTGATTGTTTCTTGTACTTCGCAGCAAGAGCAGGATGCTCCGCTTCGAACTTCTTGGCGTCGAACGATGTGCGTGTCGCCGTCTTCCATGTGACGAGCAACTGGTCTTGCATCAGACCGTACTCGGAGTCGCCGAGCATCTCGCACAGTTGTGCCTTCGCCAAATCCTCGGACTGTTCAGCCTGAGCCTTCTGTTCTTTGGCGAGTAGGTAGCGTTCGATGAGCGCGAGCGCGTCCTGCGGGAGGTCGACTGCTGCGTCTGCGCCGCCTTTGCCTTCGGGGAATCTTTCCTGAATGTGACGGTATTCGACGACGGCGTTGTCTGGCATTATGCCCATGTCGATAGCCGCGAGGAACGTGCGGCACCTGTCGATGTGGGTTTGTTTCTCGTCGCTTGACACGCCCTGCACATGGAAGTGAAGGTCGAGGGTCGAGTCGAAGACGACCCACGTAATCTCCGAGACGCCCGTGCAGATGGCTTGCTGTACGCCCTGCCAATACCAGTAGTCGGGGAGTTTGCCGCGCCAAATCTTGTTCGTCGTTTTCTGTTCGAACACCCTGCCGTCTTCGGACATGGAGTCGATGGTGGCGATGAGCCGTACTCCTGGTTCGTCGTATGCGAACAGGACATCTGGCTCGGTCAGGGGGTGACCGAGCAGGGTGCCTGCCCATTCGCGGATGGGTGCTTCGAGTGTGGTGCCGCGAAGCATCGCCGAGTTCGGCGCCTTCGGTTGCGGCGGGTTCTCCGCGAGGAGTTCGGTGGCGAGGTCGGCTGGTGTGACGAACGCGTGCTGTCCGTGCACCGCGGCGCACGCCGACGCTGCGATACGGGCTTCACCGTTCTCGTTCCTCCAGCGGATGTTCAACCATTCCTGCGAACCGTGCGCAGGTTTAGCGATTCGGGTAATCATTACCGTGCCTTTCTCTTAGTTGTGATGTTCTGTACTTCACCGTACAGGAGGGGAGTCACATTGTCAAGTTTCTCATTTCGACAAGGTACTTATAGCCTTTTTTGAGGTTGCAGGCGGCGCAGGCAGGGGCAAGATTGCCTATTGAATGTCGGCCACCCCTGGAAAGGGGAATGATGTGGTCTATGTGCTCAAATCGGCCACCGCACATGTAGCAGGGGCTGTTGCGTATTCGCCTAAGTTCTTTTGCTGTTACTTTGAAAACGCCAGCCTGAAGTTTTTTGGCTCTTCGTCTCTGTACGTATTGTACTTGGTCTCTAATCCTTTGCTCGCGTTGACTTTTGTATCTGTCCCGTTGATAGGAAACATTGCGCTCACGATTGTTCCAATAGCGCGCTCGCGCTTCCGCTCGGAGACGTGGAAGATGGCTGTTTCGAAATCGCCGTTGAGCCGCAATTCTGGCCGCCCGATTTTTTTGATACTTTGCTTTATCGTGTTTTTTGTGACAAGGCCTACACATCCTGGCCAGCGCGTCATGGCGTGATTTGTCTGAACGGAACTCCGTCTTGGGTTTAGTGGTGTGGCACTTGGGGCAGTACTTCATTACAATTCGGGGGTGCCGAGCACTACGACCTTGTTGACCATGCCGAGGGGGATGTGGGTGACCATGCCGATAGTGTCCATTTCGGGGAGTTCGTCGGGCATGTAAGAGCCAGTGATGGAAACGTAGCCTTCAAGGATGTCGGGCCATAGCCAGCCGACCGATACCACTTCGCAGGGTTTCGGTTTGTAGTCCTTCATGTCTATCCAGCCGTTGCTGGAGTCGAACGCGTCAGTCCAGTGGATAGCCACCAGCGACCACGGGCAGGCTTTCGGGGTCATGCGTCGTACCTCTGGTCATACAGTAAAGCGCAGACGTCGGCGGGTTTCAACAGGTAGCCCCACGCGGGGTTGTCCGAACGGCGGGCGAAGTCGCGGGTTTCCAACGTGTCCTTGTTCGCGTCGATGAAACGTTTCAGGCGGTCGACGGCGACGATGATGAAGCCGCCATCCATCGAGAAGATGTACACCCACCACTGTGCCTTGGTGACTTGTAGCCCTGAGCGTACCCATTTGCCTGAGCGTCGCGGGTTTTGGCGCATCTCGATTGCCATGTTCCCGTTGCGGTAGCGGTCTGCTTTCACTTCGAACGAACCTTCGACGAGGTTTTCCAGCATGTTGCGGATTCGTTTCTCGCCCATCTGCCCGTACTTCAAATCCTCCGCGAAGTTGAAGGTGTTGGACTTGATGTCCCAGGCGCTGTTCTTCACTCGGCGTACGTCTCGCCAGTCTTGAACATGCGGGCGAGTTCTGCTGTCGTACGACTTGATGCTTCGCGTACCATCTGGAGGCAGCCGACGTATCCTGCGAGGTCGATGATGTTGTCGGGGATGTCGAGATGGTTGTCAAGTTCGTTCATCAGCCGCGACAGTTTGACGCACACCATGAACAGGATGCCGTCTTCGGCGGTCATCACATCGTCGCCTTTGAGTGCGTTGTAGATGGAGACTGTGCGCGAATAGTCTTCGAGCGGATGCGAGTAGGCGTTCTGCCTGTCGCGTGTAATCAGTTCATGCGCTCGGAGAAGAATCTCCGCGCCTGCGGTCGGGTCGTGCATGTTTCCCCTTTGCGAGTTGTTCGACTTTGGCTATCAGATTCCACAAGTCGTCTTGCTCGGTCACCCCTGGGTAGACCTTACGAAGAAACCTGCTTAGTGCTTTCAACTCCATTTTGGTGAACTGTTCGCCCATTGTCAAGCATCCCCTCCGAGGCATGAGAATCTAGATGACGGGTGAGCCGTTCGTCAACTCGGTCCACCTTCGTTTCGATACGGTTCTGGGACTTGTACAGCATCGTGAGGACCCCGCGGACGTAGGCGTGGTCGTCGTGGTTTTCTCTCTTGAACTGCTGGAGGACTCCGACGATTACACCTCCGACTGCCGTGACTACGGCAGCCAAGACGAGCGCCCAGCCCCCATCCATTATGCCTCAGTCGGCTTGTTCGCGAGCCACTCTTTGACGCGGGTGGGCACGTTGTCGCCCGTGACGTAACGCAGATGCCACGGCTCGGACTGGACTTCCCATGAGAAGCCGAATGACTGTGCGTGTTTGAGCAGCCACTCCAAGCGTTTGCCTGAGGCGTGGGCGATGTCGATGGCGATGCCGAGGTTGTGGTTGCTGGTGCCTGGAACCGCCATTGGCGCTAACCCTTTTTTGAGGTACCAGACTTTCCCTTTGTAGATGCGCGGCGTTTGCTTGAGGAGTTTCTTGCCTGGTTTGTCCGTGTGCCTTTGGTAGAAGCCGTACTCTTGGGTTTCGAGCGAACGGTACGTGTCGGCTTGGCTGGTTGGGGAGAGGTCGATTCCTTCGGCGTTGGCTGCTGCGTCCATTGCTTCGTATGCGTCAGCCGCACAATGATGGAGTTTGCCTTTGCCTTCAATGCCGCGAAGAAGTTCGGGAGCGAGTTCACCAGGTTTTACCCCTTTCAGGTGGGTGCATAGGGTGACTTTGACGACGGGGTATTTGTCGGGCATTACTTCTTCCCGAACGCTTCTTGGATTTCTTCCTTTGTCAACTCGCCGTCAGTGGATGCGGCGGCAAGTTTCTGGATGACCTGTACCACCGCCATGAATCCTGCGAGGAGAGCGGACTTGGCGACCGACACGCCGATGACCGCGCCACCTGTGACGGCGGGTAGGGCGTTGGCGAGGAACAGGGAGAACAGGCGTTGTCCGAGGTCGAGGAACTTGGCTACGGTTGCGTTTGCTTTCAACATGACTTCATTCATCCTTGCCCCCTGTGAACGTTAGGACCGAGTGTAGCACCAGTGCTACGCCGCTTATCCATAGGGCTTGTTTGAGGGTGGGGCCTGAGAGGGTGATGAGGACCAAGCCGATGCCTGCGACGGTCCACGAGTTTTCTTTCACGTAGTCGAGGAGGCGTTTCATTTGCGTCTGATACTAGTCGTTGCGGCGGCTACGACTGTTACGACGATGATGGTGTTGACGACTTGGCGTTGTTCGTCGGTGATTTTTGAGCCTTGTCGTATGCCTCCGCCGTTGCAGAGTTCTACTGCCCCTATTTCTAGTAGTTCCTCCGTGCTGCGGGGGTCTTCCCAGCGTTCGCCTGTGGTGTGGCAGTGGACTGGGGTGAGGGGTAGGATGATTGCGAGGAGGGTGAGCACACTACGATGTTAGGTGTGCGTGATTTGTTTCTAGTTTTTTTGGTTGGGGTGGGGTTGGTGTTGTTTGTGCCGATTGCGTTGTTGTTGTGGGTGTTGTCGTTGTGGGGTGACGACGAGACGCCGTTGGATTAGTTATTCCGTCGGTTCGACGGCTGGTGTGACGAACTCGTCTAGTTCTGCGTCGTAGCGGTCACCGATACCAGCGTACTTGGCACGGAAACTTCCCGAATAACTTGTTTGTTTCCATTCGCCTGCGAGTTTGAGTGTGTTGGCGATAAACGCTTGACCTGCGGCTTCTGACGCAGGGAAGTCGCCGCCGCCACAGTCGTCGTTGGCGATGACAATTACCTGTTGAACGGTGTTGCCTTCTATGCGTGCGAAGTGAGCCATTGTCAGACCTTGAACCTTACATAGACGATGCCTGAGCCGCCGTTCGGTGTGCCGCCCATACCGAACGCACCGCCACCACCGCCACCGCCTGAGTTTGCCGTGCCAGCAACAGCATTAGAAACGCTCTTGCGTGCGCCATTACCGCCGCCACCTGTGCCGCCTGCCGCCGCCGTATTACCGCCACCACCACCACCACCGCCTTTGTAGGTCGTGCCAGCAGTTTCACCTAGAAACGCCGAAATGTCTTGCCCTGCGCCACCTGCGCCACCCGTAGTACTGCTGGCATTGCCGCCTGTTGCGCCAGCACCGCCGCCACCACCGCCGCCGTTGTCAATACCTGTAACACCTTGACCGCCAGCGTTGCCGATGTTTGTAGTACCAGCAGATGATACGGCAGTCGTTGAACCGCCGCCACTACCGCCTTGACCACCAGCACCGTCATAGCCGCCGTAACCGCCACCGACACCGCACATTTCTTGCACAACAGATGTGTTGCCATTATTGCGATACAGCGCACCACCAGCACCAACGATTACTTGTGCGTTGGCCGTCAAATAAAGAGTGCCTTCGCAAACACCGCCACCACCGCCGCCGCCTTGACCTTTATCAAAAGAACCGCCGTTATCTGAACCTGACCCACCGCCGCCAACGACCAGCACATCAAACAGTCCAGCCTTCGTCACCGTCAAAGTAGAACTAGATGTGAAGGTGAGAAGCGTGTAGTTCACACCACCCACCGTAATAGACGACGACGAGCCACCCGTCGCCACACCGTACTCCATGATGTTCACCGTGTCAGTCGTCTGCGACGACACATAACCCAAATACGAACGACTCATCCCGCTACCTCAACAGTCGGTGAAACGAACACATCATTCTCGACATCGTAGGTGTCGCCAATACCAGCGAACTTCCCACGAAAGTTGCTGTTGTACGACGTTTGCACCCACTCACCAGCAATACCACAAGCAGCGATAAACGCTTTGCCTGCGGCCTCGGTTGGTGCGTCGGCGTTGCCGACGACGATGACTTCACGCACGATACCGTTCTCGACCTTTGCGAAGTGTGCCATGTTACGCCAATGTCAAACTTCCCGTGGAATCCCACGCATAGTAGGTGTACGAACCGTCTGTGCCTGTGGTCGGTGAACCTGTTGATGTGATGGTGAAGTTGGCGCCATCGGCGGTGAGCCAACGCACTACGACACGACCTGAACCACCGTTGCCACCGTTCTGTGACGTGGCACCACCGCCACCTCCGCCACCACGGTTTGCAGTACCAGCACCACCTGGTGAACCACCCGCGCCAGCATTGGTACCCGCCGTACCACTAGCGCCCGCACCGCCACCACCCGAATAACTAATGCTCGTGCCCGTGTATGAGTTCGTTGATGCTGCGCCGCCTGTAGTGCCCGAACCTGCGCCACCAGCACCGCCGCCGCCGCCAGCCGTGCCTTCACCCGCGCCTGCTGCACCATTGTTGCCTTCGCCACTGATGCCCGTGCCGCCAGCCTGGTCACGGCAACCACCGCCGCCAGAACCACCGATTTGCCCAGAGTTGCCCACATTCTCCGTGGTTGAACCTGCGCCACCACCACCGTTCGCGGAGTTGATAAACGCGGACGCCGTACCATTTCGCCCAGAAACAAGAGTGCTAGTACTTCCCGCGCCTGCCGCGCCAACCTTCACCGTGTAAGTCGTCTTACCGATAATCCCTGAACCCGTGACGAAACCGCCGCCACCGCCGCCTGCACCTGGGAGGCTCGTGTTGCCGCGACTGCCACCACCGCCGCCGCCGACAAGCAAAAAATCGACAGCAAGAGTCTGCGAAGCAAACACAGCCTGAGACGACTGCGACGACACATACCCAAGTTGACGGCGAGCCGTAGCCATCAGTTACGCCGCAATCGCGTTGACAAACCCAGTCAACAAAATAACGTCAGCCGTAGCAGCAAACGCCTTCACAACCATCCCATTCTGCAAAACCAAACCAGGAATCACCGTCACCAAACCAGCCTCAGGCAACACCGTCAACTCAATGTTCCCATCAGCCGCAGTAGCAGTACCCCACTCAATCGTCAACTTCACACTCGACGCCGACGTATTGTTCGCATACAACCAAATCTCATCAAACGTACCCACCGTCGTACCAGCAACAGCAGTATGCACCGTCACCGTCGCAGACGTAGACGTACCCGTCACCTTGATTGCTTTACCATCCGTTGAACCAGACAGTTTCTTTTTCGTGAATGTAGCCATGTTCTCCTATCCTAACTGAAGACTTGTATTTGGAGAATGTCAACCGAAGCAGGAATCGCAGCCCACTTCAACCCCGTCGTCTCAGCCGAATCAGCCGTCAACACATAATCGTTCGTACCGACCCCAAGACGGGCAACATCCGTACCATTGAACGAAACAAGGTCACCCTTCGTAGTCCAACGAGAAGCCAAAAAGTTCGCCTCATCAGCATCATCCGCACTGAACACGGGGTAGATGGTCGCACCCGAAGCATGGCTCTGGGCGGTCGTGTCATCCTGCGCACGGGTAAGGGTCAGGGTGGAACCCGAGATGGTTGCCGTGCACTTCTCCTCAGCAGCAGTCCCAGGACTGATGACCACATAGAACGGCACACCAGCAGACGAAGGCCAACCCGTCGTCGCCGCAATCGTAATCGACGTGTCACCAGACGCAAGCGCGTTGGTAATGGTCGTCTGCGCGGCTGCGCCCTTGTACTGTCTGCGAGTTACTGCTGCCATTGGTTCCTCATCATAGCACTAGCGGATGGACCGCATGACCACAATAGCCGTACCCTCCCAATCCCAGTTCGCCTGAGCCGAGGACCGATTCAAAGCCTGCCATTGAACGTTCTCAATGACCACGGGGAACGTCTCCTCGTTCTCCTGATAGACGATGACCTTCGGGGTGTCCACCAGGTCGCGCAGTAGCCGCATCTCGTTGTTCACGTCCTGCCAATACTCCCTGCCGCCAATCTGAAGTTTGTGGTGCATGAGTAGGGGTACGGTGAAAATCTGGCTGCGTAGCGAAGCGACGAACGCCCTCGCCATCCAGCGGGTCAGAATCGGACCCAAAGCCGAGTTCGTCGAGTTCCTCTCCAACGTCACCTTTATCTCGGCCTCAAACGCTTTGTCCTCCAGCCCTTCGACCGTTGCTTCTTTCTGGTCGGAGGCGGTCCAGGCGGTGAACTCGTGGAAATCTGCGCCATCGTTCGAGATGGCTAGGGTCACCGAACCGTCGAGAGGTAGGGCACGCAGGTCGAGTTTGGCGACAATCTTCGGGTCTGGTACACCCCAACGGTAGATACCTGACCGCAGGTAGCCAGAGGCGACGAGGTTGGTGGCGTGTGGCGTATAGACGCCATGCCCAGACACGGTGAACATCGGCGCGTCGTTGAACTCGTGGACATCCAACACCGTACCCTGGGCGGTAGCCATCAGGTCGGAGGCGTACGCAGGCTGGTTCGGGGAGATGAACACGCTGATGTCCATGCGTCCGATGCCAGTCGAGGTGGAATCGAAGTTGGTCCACGAGAAGTAGATGTATTTGCCGATGCCAGCGAACGCGCCAACCGCACCACCAATGGTGACGAGCGGACCGATGACGAGGTTCCCTGCGTCATCAGCCGAGCAGAACCTGAATCCTGTGTTCGTGCCGATGATGATGTAGCCGAGATACCCGTAGATTGCTTGGACTATTTCTCCTTGCGGGAGTTCACCAGCCACCGTCGGAATGTCAAGGGCTGTGCCATCTGCCTTGATTTGTGTCTTGTAGATAAGCGAGAAGTTCCCCGAATGACCCGCACAGTAGATGTGGGATTGTCCGCCAGCGAACCCGACCCACGTGAAGTTCGTGTTCGGATGCGTGTAGAGAGGCGACGGGTTGTTTGCGCTAGAAGTTGGTGTGGTGGTGATGTTCCAAATCTTGTGCTTGTCCGAACCCTGACCAGCAACCATCAGACGGCCCCTGACGTACGCAAGTTTCCCCGCCTCAATACCAGTGATGTACGCCGACGAAGTGGAGATGCCTGCGGTCGTCTGGTCGATGTCACCATTCGCATACGAATAAAACACGTTGTAACCATCCGACGTAATCGAATACAGATTCGACGCCGCCGTACCAGTCACCGTAGTAACCGTCACAAAATCCGTCGTGTACTTCACCGCCTGCCCATCGGTCCCATACAGGCGGCTGCCAGCAGTCGTCGCATACAGATTCGTACCCGAAGTCGAATACACGTTCGTCGTATCCTTCAACAACGACAAGCGGCCCTTAGTCCACGGGTCAACACCCTTGCTCGAATAGAACCTGTACGCCTCAGCGTCAGCCGTATCCGAATACTGCTGCCCAGCCCCATAGTGCCACGACGACTGCGAACGACGCCACAACCCCTGCGGGTTCAACGCCGACTCGCCAGGCTCAGTTGACTGGTCCACCGAATCGCGGACACGGGCGTCGTACTGTCGCGTGAAAGAGTTCGCCGCAGTGTCAATCATGTACGGTCGCCCGTTGATGGCGACAGGGAAAACATCGGGTACGAGTTGCGTCGCACCAGTGCCCGTGTAGAACGCGGTCGCTGGTTTGAACGCGTCCTTGAAACGCGTAAGCGTAGCCATCGGCTACTTCCTAAACTTGATTGGGTACTGCGCCTTCAATCGTGCGGCTTCGGCAATGATGCGCTCGCGACGCAAACGGGCAAGATTCTGCATCGAATCACGCACCGCCCCAGGTGGGACCTCGTTCGCCCGACGGGTATCCGACTGTGATTCCGTGAAGTTCCGTTTGATTTCACGCCCGTTCATCATCCGCAGAATCACGCCAGTTTCCACGATGTCATCGCAAGTGGTTGGCAGGAAACAGTTCGTGGTCAGGTCCGAGGATTCTGAGGTGGCGCGAGTGAACGGGGCCTTGTAGCGGACGCGGACCGTACCAGCCATCACAGGCTCATCGAACACGAGCGTGTTACCCGACGCGAAATCGGTGGTCGGCAAACCAGTTTGCAGGCGCACATAGCCGAGCACAGGATGGTCGTCTGCCAGATAGCGCAGACGCGCATCAAGGAGTTCGATAATCGTTCCAGATGAGGTGATGTCGATTTGTCGGTCCGAACCGTTGTACGTCAAATCGGTGGTGACGACACGGAACAACCCGTTCATCGTTGAGGAGAGGTCGTCTAGTTCGGCGTTGACCGCATCGAACATTTGCGCCCGCGGGAACCGCGGAGAGAGCGTAGCAAGTACGTTGGCTGAGTGAGCCGCAGCTGTCGTTCCGTTGAACCCTCGTTCCACCGTGAGCGTCTTAGTCGCGGTGTTCGCTTCCCAAACATAAAAGAGTTCTGACTCAATCTCGAATACAGAACTAGCACGAAAGCCGCCGAGGTCATAAGACAGAACAACACTCGTCGTGCTGCTATCGAGGCTTGACGCCAACTTGTTGCGTTCTTCAACGACCCCTGCCAACATCTGACGCGAAGCCCTGTTCAGGACCGTCGCAACCGTCGTCATCTAGTAGGTGTAACTCCCGTATCCTGGGAACGAACCTGCCTGTGCTTTCGCCGAGGTCTTGCGGGTACGCTTACCCTTCTTGGCTTTCGGTGTCGCTGCACGCATCTTCGGTGACTTCTTGCCGCGCATCGGCGCGTTGACGTCACCCTTCTTCATCTTCGGGAGAGGCATTACTTCTTCTTCCCTTTGCGCTTGACGCGACCGTACTCCATCATCTGTTCCTTCTTGGACTCAGACTTCTCGTGACGCATCTTGGCTTTCTTGGTCTTGTACTTGCTCATAGTGGGCACCTCTGCTGAAAGACTACCACTTCACGCGGTCAGCCCAATACGCTGCCGACATCTTGCCCTTGGCAATGTTCTTCGCGTGACGAGCCTTGAAAGCCCTGTTGCGGGCAGTGCCCTCGGGGGAACCCTTGACGCCCTTCTGCCCGAAGCGAATCAACTTCACCTGGTCGCCCGATTTGGCGAGCACGGCATGGGATTTCTTCGGGTGGCTCGGGGTGGCTTTTGGCTTGTTGTAGCCAGCGAATCGTTCACCGCGATAGTTGATGCTCATTGGCGTTTCGCCCAAGCGTTGTCCACGAGGTTCGGGTACGGGCGCCCAGCGTCAGCGGCACGCCGCTTGGCGGCAGCCTTCTGCTTGGGGCCGAGAGGCTTCGACTTTTTGTTCGGGTTCTTTTTGTCCCAGAACGCCTTCTTACTTCTTTTTTGCACGGCGGGCCTCCGACATTCCGATGGCGATTGCCTGCTTGCGCGACTTGACCTTCTTGCCTGAAGAAGACTTCAGGGTGCCGCGCTTGTACTCTCCCATAACTTTCTTCATTTTGTCTTTCTTCATGTGACCTCCATAGTGTACGAATCAACGTATCCTGCTGCACGCACCACGTCAAGCACCCCTTCCGACACACGCATCGGAACACCCTTCGTGAACCTGTAGGTTTTGTCTGCGATGTCGCATTGAAGGTTGCGGTCAAGGGTGACCCGATACCAGACGGTCGCATGTTTGAACACGGGGTCGGCAATCAACGACCCTACGGGAAGGGTGTCTGTGAGTTTTCGGGCTGCCGAAGCCCACGACCAGTCAGCCAGTTTCGGTACCGTAGCCTTAGCCCAACCAAGGTGTTTGTCGTGGTTTGTGTACATTTCGCGCATCGCCTCGGCTAGTTCCCGCGGGTCGGATTCATCCCACATCCCGCCGTAATGCGATTCGGCTGGCTTGTGGGAGATGACGATGGGGGCGAGATGCGCAAAGTCGCCTTGCCCTGATGCCGCGTTCATAATCGTCGGCACCCCGCACGCCATCGCCTGCAACGGCATCAAGCCGAAACCTTCGCCCCTGGTTGCCGCTATCCAGCAGTCTGCGCTACGGAAAAAGTCGAGGGTTTGGTCGTCGGTGAACCAGCCGCGGTGCAAAAACACGTTATCTGGCAGGTCCAGTTCGGGTACCCCGAACGCTTCAGGGTTCGGTTTCAGGTGCAACTCGGCGTCGAGGTCAGCCATGATGAACGCCTTCAACACGATGTCCAAACCTTTGCGCAGCCACTGTGACCCGCCAGCATGAAACCTGAATCTGTGGTTCGCGGCCCTTTTCTTCGGTTTCCACCGTTCCACATCCACCCCCAACGGAACAAGTTTCACGTCTCGATGATGCTTCGAGAACAGTTCAAGGTTGTGGGTGCAGGGAACGATTACCTGGTCGTATGCGGGTAGCCAGTCAATGAAACGCTCGGGCAGGGTGTCTGACTCCCACATCGTAAAACACGTCTTGTGTTGACCTGCGTAAAAGTGTTTGATTTGGAACGGCTGCATCATAAACACCATCACGTCGGCGTGGTCGTGCAGGGTTACGTCGGTGGGTGCGTTGTCAACGAACCCTTTGAGCATTGACCCGTACCCGTATTTGGGGTCGGGGAAACCACGCCAAGACTGGTAGTTCAATCCGCGGTCTTCTCCAGTTTCGCTGACCCGTCAATCTTCATTGGCTGCCCACCCGTGCGACGTATCCGCTTGTAGGCATCCAAGTCTTTGTCCAACTGTTTCTCTTTGGCGTTCAACTGCTGCACGTTTTTGCGGGTCGGCATCGCAGAACCAGACATCCGCACATGGCTGATACGGCAAGCAAAACAGCCAGGTGTATCTAAATCAGGATGCGTCTCTGCGTGTTTCATTTTCCCCTACGAGATGTATGCGCCGTAACCTGCCGCAGTAAGACTAGCAACCTCATCAGCCGTCACCTGATTGTCGGTGCCACCCCAATACACCTTGGAGATGGTGGTGATGTCGTTTGGTTCGTTCTCCGTGTAGGTGCCGTTCGTCAACAGGAAGACGTTCCTGCCGCGAGGTTCGGCATCGAAATGTTTGAACAGCGAATACGCCAACCGAACCTCCTGAGAATCGAACTCCTTCGGTGGGATACCCAACACCATGAAGTCGTCGGTTGGCGGTCTAAAGGTGCTCATGAGACGTAACTACCGTAGCCTGCCGCAATCAAGTCATCCTTTTCTTCCTGTGTCACAAAGTTCTGGGAGCCGCCGTAGTAAATCTTGGCAATGAGCGTGTAGTCCCGCTGCTCTACCGTAGTGTAGGTTCCGTCGGTCAACTTGTAGACGTTGCTGCCAGCGTAGGTGGGTTGCGCGTAGCGGAACAGGCGACCCGCAATCGACATGTCGTCACGGTCGGCGGCGGCAATCTCGGTGGTTGCTGGTGGGCGGAACAGCAGCAGTTTGATGATGCTGTTGCTGCTCGTGCCCGTGCCAGATGCGGAGGCGCTGCGTTGGGCGACGCGAGCCGAAACAATCTCCCTGCCACCCGTACCCGATGCGGTAGCGGTACGGAAACGGGTAATGACTTTGACGACAACCGACGACCCTGCGCCCGTGCCCGTGGCGGTGCGCGGTGCGATGTGCAGTTGGCTGACGCTCGACGCACCTGCCCCCGATGCTGTGGCGGTGCGTGCACGGGTGACTTCGCCGTCGGCTGTCTGTGTGCCTGTGCCTGATGCTGTGGCGGTGCGGGGCACGATACGCAGCCCTGTCGCCGTCTGGGTGCCTGTGCCAGACCCTGAGCCTGTGTACGCACGAACCACGTTGCGCTGTGCGCTGGAAGCGCCCGTGCCCGAACCTGTTGCGGTACGGGGTGCGATGTGCAAACCAGTCGCACCACCCCCAGTGGTGCCTTGACCACTCGCAGTGGCGGACCGTGGAACGACACGCTCACCCTCAGCGGTCTGCGTACCCGTACCAGCGGCGAGTGCCGTGCGCTTCGCCACCAGCACAGTAGTGGTCGATGATGACCCTGACCCTGAACCTGTCGCAGTACGCAGCGATAGAACTAGACGTTGCGCAGTTGACGACCCTGTACCTGCTGCTGAAGCAGTGCGCTCAACGACGACTAGACCGCGATAGAAACCCTGCGTCGTCTTGTACGGTGACGCAAAATAGACGACCTTGCGGTACGCGTAGTTCGGTACTTCCTCGAACTCCCGAAAGCCAGGAGTGTCGGTGAATCCGAACGTGAAGTCGGTGACGCCAGTAGCCATGCGGCTACCTCACCTCAATCGAGGGTCAGCGTCAGCGAAGTGATTTGGAAAGTGTCGCCAGCGGTGACCGAAGCAGACGAAGACAACGCACCAGTCCACAGACAGTTGCCCGCAGTCGAGTTGTCCCACAGCGAGAAATGCGAATAGGTTTCCGTGGTAGAAACGTTCGTCCATTCAACTGTCGCAGATGACGCCATCGAACCGCTGGATGCGGCAGAGAACGTGACTTCTTCACGGGTTGTCTCTGTGGCTGCGTTGCTCGTGCCAGCCTCACCAGGGTCACCAGTGTGCAACTTCACGTAGACGTTGCTCACCGAAAACGATTGAGCGCGAAGGGTATCGAGCAGTTTGTTTTCTGCGTAGTTAGAAATCGACATCAGTTACCTCGCCTGAGATGATAGCAGAAAACAGAAGTGGGGGAGCGGGGCAGGGGAGGAAACCCCGCCCCCCACCGATTCTGTTGAACTAGTTATCTAGTTCAGTTTGCGCCGAGCGACGAAGCCGACTCGATGCGACGCAGCGAAGCCTCACGGAATCGTGCGTAGCCGCCGAGCCAGTACCAGCCGACAGGCTGGAAACGCTGGAGCACGTCAACCACTGGACCGCGGACAACGCGTGGGAACGCGCCGTTGCCATCCACGATTGAGTGTGCCTTGGCGAGGGCCTGACGACCCGCGATGTGCGTGCAGTACGCATCCACGGTGCCAGTCGAGCCTGAGCCGTTCGAGGCGTTCTCGAAAATCTTCGCACGCGGCGTCTCAATGAAACGCACGCCTTCGAAGGCTCCGACTTCGCCGTTGTAGATGTTCGCTGGGTCGCTGTACACGTGCGGGTCACGCCACGAAGCCACACCAGTCTCCTTGCGGAGGTCGTATGACACGTCGGGGTGAATGTAACCCATGTACATGCCGTTGAACGAAACGGCGTTGGCCTTGCGGAGAGCGGCGACAACCTTGCGGACGTCGTTCGCTTCGATGATGTCGGTCGCCTCGATTTCGGTGCGGGCCGTCGGGGTGGTGCTTCCGCCGCCACCGTAGACGACGTTCGTGCCAGCGGCGAGGACGTCACGGATAACGCCGTCGATGCTGATACCAGCGTTGTAGCCGACCAGGTTGGCGGCTGCCGCATCCACGTCAAGGAACGAAGTTCCACGCAACTTGGCGGTGGTGTTGACAGCGTTGCCGTACTCGTTCAGCGTCACTTCAACCTGGCTGTCGCCCATCACCACTGGGGTGACGTCGGTGTCCTCGGTGAGGGTGCTGGTCTTTTCGCTCAGGTCGTTGAAGATGGTGAACTTCACCGATGAGCCTGGCATTGCTTGTGCGACGGGCATCACGTCTGCAACCGCGTCGAACAGAAGTTCGCTGCGGAGTGCGAAGTACGCAATCCTGTCAAATGCAACCTGGTCTGTGAGCAGGTCGCTCTGTTGTGTCTTGGTCATTACCTGTTATTGCTTTCCCCCGACAGGCACGGGGACCTGCGGGCTAGATGTTTTCTGCTTCTTGCCTTGCTTGAGCCAGTATCTGCATCACTTCATCCTGGTTACGAGCCTGGTTGATTTTGGTTGACCAATCGACCATCGGTTCGCTCGTCTCACCTGCACGCTGGGCCTTCGTAATACGGCTCCACGCATCAGCCTCGGATTTCGCTTGCGCGTTCTCCGCAGCCTTCGCAATGAGATTCGCTTCCTCCGCTGCTTGGCGGATGGCTTCTGGGGTGACTTCGCCGTCGTAGCCTTTCACGAAATACTTCGAGACTGGGTTGTCCATCGGGACTCCAGCCTTGATAAAAGCCATTTCGCGTTTGACTGATTCGGCTTCCGCTAACTGTTTCTTTAGTTCAGCGGCTTCCTTTTCCAGCAGACGCATCCGTGCACGCACGGGGTCTTTCGGTGCCTCGTCAACAGAATCGTCTTCGAAATCGTGGACGTTTGACATTGGCTCACTCCTTTACCCACACCAGGTTGGAGGTTCCTGGTGGCTGTTGTCTTATGTGACGACTACGAAAGTAGCAGTATGACTACTTCGGTGTCAAGTACCCTACTGGGCGGTTCCGACACCAGTTTCAACTGTGCCAGAGGTTGCGCCAGAGGTGCGGGCGAATCCGCCGCCACCTTGGAACTCTGCGAGACGTTGACGCTGGCGACGCAACAACGCCTGCTCTGCCTGAACATCGAATCCGAGGGCGGCGCCAACCTTCTGTTCTTCCGTCAGCCCTTCTTCCCCGCCCATCTCTTGATACAAGCCAGCCAACTGTCCTGCACGTTGGAACGCCGCTTGGGTTCCTTCTGCGGTGTAGCCGCGGCGGACCAGTTCTTCTGCGGTTCCCGCACCGAACTGGAAGCCTGCCTGTTCCCTGCCGCGGGCACCGATACGGGCAGCCTCAACCTGGCGTTGCAGGCTCGTCAATGCGCGGTCTGGGTCAATGAAATAGGCGGCAAGAGCGTTCTCGTCGTTGCCCACCTCGGGGTAGAACTGGCGGAGGGTGTTCAAGACTTGCGGGTCGGCATTGCGGACCTTGGCGTACCCTTGGTTGATGCGGGCTTGAAACTCCGAGGGGGAGACGTCGCCTTCGATGAGGCGGGCAAAGTCGTCTGGGGAGTCGTAGAACTCGGCTGGTAGACGGTTGGCTACGAGCACTGAACGGTATTGCTGTTCCAATCCGATGTAGGTGGCGGGGTCAAGTTCGGGTAGCCCTTTGGATGCGCGGGCTGCGTTCGCTTTGAAACGGGTACGGAACTGTTCGGTGTCTCGCAACTGGAACAGGATGGCGTCGGAGTCCTCGATGCCTTGGGCAAGCAGGGCGCGGATTTGTGATTCTAGGCCCCGTAGTCCTGCGCGACCGAGGAAGGAGTTGATTACCCCGAAAGCGTTTTCTCGGCGTGAGGCTGCTGCCGCGGCTTCGGCGGCTTGTTGTGCGGCGAACTGTGCTGCGCGTTGTTCGCGGTCAAGGCGGGCGATTCGTTCGGTTTCAGTTTCCCCACCAGTTTCCCCACCAGTTTCCCCACCCGTGCCACCACCAGTGCCGCCACCAGTGCCGCCACCAGTGCCGCCACCAGTGCCGCCACCAGTTTCCCCACCCGTGCCACCACCCGTGCCGCCACCAGTGCCGCCACCAGTGCCGCCACCAGTTTCCCCACCCGTGCCACCACCCGTGCCGCCACCAGTTTCCCCACCCGTGCCGCCACCACCAGCACCGCCACCACCAGTTTCCCCACCAGTACCGCCACCACCAGTGCCACCGCCAGTACCGCCATCCTCTTGCGGAGTGTATGGTGCCGTCAACCCAGGCTGATTCGGCGAAAGAGCACCACGAGCCACCAACTCCTGACGCAAATCAGGAGGAATCGTTGCAACATCTTCTTCTGGAAGAAATGCCATGCTCATGCGCGGAACCCGAAATCCTTCTCCAACTTCATCACCAGATTACTTGCCTGCTGTTTCGCTTCGTTCGTGAACTGCCAACCATACTTGTCATCCGACTTCAACGTAGTAATCCAATCCGTCAACGACATCGGTTCCTTACCCATGAGTGCGGTGGCGAACTTCGTCGGGACGCCGCGGTCATCAATCAACGCAACCTGGTCTGGCGCCTGCTCCAAAACGCTTGCCGCAATCTGTTGATACGGCGAGAAAATCGTTTGCACCGACACGCCGCGGTCCAACAAATCCGCGAACGGCTTGTACGAAACCTTCGCCAAATCACGCAGATTGTTACGCAGCATGTCCTCGGTCATCACGACACCGCTCGCAGGGTCAACGTCTTGTGCGAGGATACGGGCAATCTGTTCGTCGTCTGGGCGTTGCGCGTAGGCGCGGTAGATGGCGCGGATACGGTCCGCATCGGCACCACCCAACGCAGTCTTGGCTGCCGTCGGCGCGGTGAACGTGGGCGCCGCTGCACCACGTTTGAACGCCGCACGATAAACGAGACGCCCCAAATCTACGCCCGTTGAACCGTTACGGGCTGCCACGCCTGCGACTTCTTCAAGGGTGGATTGGTCAAACTGGATTTCGCCGTACTCGGCGCGAATCGCGTCAATCTGTTTCTGGACAGCCAACTGTTTTTCGGCTGGTGTTTTCAGGTCGAACGCCTGCTGCGCCTTGGTCGTGTTCAACCCGTACGGTGTCTTCTTCAGTTCCTGTACGAACTGCGCCAAACCTTCCTGCGACTTGAACCATCCCTGTTGGACTGCTTTGCGCAGCAAGTCGGGGACACCCTCGTACTTCGGGTCGAGGAGGTATGCGTATTCGCCTGCTTGTTGGGCGACGAGTTCTTCCCACGATGCCGTTGGTGCGGTGGGTTTCCCTGTCTGTTTGGCTTCCAGGTCGGCGCGTACAGTCGCACGGTTCTCTGGGGTATCAGCCAAACCCGCTGCCGCAAGTCCAGCCGTAACGTCTTTGCGGGTAACTGGCTTCGGTGCTGCTGCGGCACCAGTGGTTGAGGTAGTGGTTGTTACTGGCGGTGTGGTAACGCCCGCAGTTGAAGGGCCTGCACCAAAACCAGTTCTACCCATTGCATCCGTGCGGGCACTAATCGGCGGCTGGCGAACCGTGCCAGTTTCACCGAATCCGACACGAACGTTGGGTCCAGGAATGTTGACGGCGGACACGGCCTGCGCACCTACGGCGGCGCTCGCAATCTGCCACTGTTTGAAATCCTCCACGTTCTTCGTACGTTCGTACCTTTGCCACCACGAATCGGCGTACTGTTGCCTGTCGAACAACTCGCGGTTCGTAATGTTCACCTTCTTCACGATGTCGTCAAGCGATTCGGAGAGGAACTTGCGGTTGTCCCGAAGTTTCTCAAGGTCTGCGGTTGCCTTGTCTCGCTTCAGGGTCCGTTTGCCGATTTTGATGTTGTCGGTTTTGCTGGCAACCAGCGCCTCTTCGTAGGAGGTGATTGTTGCATCGGTGGTGTCGATACGTTTGCGAATCGTTTCGATGTCGGTTTGCGCCTTCTGCAAATCGCCAACTGGTGTCCCCTCTACACGACCAGCCTTGACCCAACGCATGAAGTTCGCAATGTCGGTGAAAACACCCCAGTTGTAGGACTCGGCTTCGTTCTCCGTGACGTTCCCAGCCTTGACTTGGGTCCACAGCGCCTGCTTTGCTTCCTTGCTGATGCGTAGCGCGTTTATCCACGGCGCGTCCTTATCCCACGGATTCATCACGCACCTCCGAACGTGCGTTCAATCAAATCAGCCAACGTACGGAAACCTTCCAACTGCACCTCTTGTTCCCTGCCGCGACCAACGGCCTGCGTAGCGAGCGTGCTCAACGCTGGCGCCTGCTCAGGGCCACCCATCTGCGCCTGACGTTCACGCGACTGGATGAACTGCACCGCGTCACGAACCTCTTTCGGTGTCATCGTGCGACCCAACTGGCGGAAAGACTCCTCACGCAACACCGTCTGGATGTCCTCTTTCGCGGTGACACGAATCGTGCGACCCGTCTTCACTTGTCCGCCAGGGTATTCGTTCTTCAAATACGCCAACCCGATGTCCTCGGTGACACCCCAACGATTCAACTCCATCAAATACTTCGACGTCGCCTCCAAATCCTTCCCGTCGAACGTCGTCACCGAAGGCTTCCCACCCTCATACAGTCCGTAGTCTGCGAGCGTGTTCAGAAACGCGATACGTTCACCGCGACCCTTCCCAGCAAGGAAACGGTACGCCTCCGTGTCAAGGTTGTACGGGTCGTACGGGGCGCGTTTGATGACACCGTTACCGTCAACCAGTCCTGGGCCTTTGTAATAGGTTTTGTTTCCGCGTTGCGTGAAATACTGCTGCCCGTAATAGTCCTGTGTGCCGACCAACGCCAAAGCACCTTGGGTGACTGGGCGTTCAGTGAACTGGAAATCTGCGCCGAGCGAATACCTCGGCACGCCTGTCGTCCGCGGGATGACCGTGGGCATCGGCTCGATGTCGACAATGGTGTCGTCAACAGGTTTCGTTCCATTGCTCATAGTTCGTCGACCTCTGATGCTAGTTCACGGTCCCACACACGCTGGAAATCTGGTACCGCATCCGCGAGCGCGGTGCCGATGTTGAACAGCCACTGCCGCAAATCGGCTGCCTGTTTCGCCGTAGCGAACCCGCCTTCCTTGCCGCCAGCCTGCACGTATTGTGCGATGGCCTGGTCACGATAGTTGAGGTATTCGCGGGCTGCGCCAGCAATCTCGTTGTCCGCAAGCCGCGGGTCGGCAACCGCACGCTTCATTTCCCTGATGCTGCGGTCGAACTCGCCGACCGTGAACACGGGTTTGACTGGGAAGCCAGGAAGTTTCTTGTTGATTTTCTCGCGTTGACGCGTCAACCATTCCTTCACCTCTGCGGGCGGATACTTGCCTGCCTGACGTTTCAGGTCGCGGTAGATGGCGTTACCGACACGCAACTGTGCCAAGTCAATCATCTCGGCTGCGGTGAGACGTTCACGTTTCCCTGTGCGAATCTGGCGGTCCCACACGGAGAATGAGAAGTCGTCTCCACCTGGCGCGAAGTAGGCGGCGACCAGCGGGAAGGCTTCCAACAGTTCACCGTTTTTGCGTTCCCATTGCCCGAACTGTTCCGTTGCGGCAAGCCCAGGTTGAACCGCCTGCGTTTTTGAGGAGACGTACAGGAGGGCGTCGTCGCCGTAGATGTCGAGGAACCGTTTGACCGCCGTGTCATAGTTCTCGGTCTGCAAATCCTGGAACGCCTTCAACAGATACGAGGCGTAGATGTCACCCTTGTCGGTTTCAACGATTGCCTCTGGGGTACCCGAGGTTGGTCCGAGGAACTGAGACAGTGCACGGAACCCTGTGAGGACACGAGCACGCCACTTCGAATCCTGCAAGAGGCGCTCTTTTTCTGCTGGGTCATCAAGGTTGTAGTCCCCCGTCGCTGATAGGGCGCGAACGGTTTCGGTGTACGTGTTCGCGTAGATGGATTCCGTTTTGCCTGGGTTGTCACGCAACGCCGAATACGCCTTCGTCACATACCC